CTGAAGACGCCAAGAAGGAAGCAGGCGCTGACCCGTTCGCACGTGTCGTCTCTGACGGCATCAAGCCAAACCTCGACGCTGTCGGCTCCGAAAACAAGGCTTGGTCAGACAGTGTGTCTGATCTCAACGCCTGGCGCTATAAGAAGGAGGCTTGATCCATGCCTATCGGTTACAGCAACAACCTCACCGCTTTCGCAGTTGGCCGTCGTGCCAACATGGAAGAGTGGAACACCATCACCCGCACGCTTGAAGGCACGACAGCGCTTGGTTTTGGCCAACCCGCCGTTGCAGGCACAGGCAAGCACACAGTCGTTCCACTGTCCGCCACGGGCCAAAGCATCACTGGCATCACCGAAGCGGAATACACTCTGCCTCGTCCGGGGGACGCATACGCGCAGTACGACAACGTTCCTGTCTGCGAAGTTGGCGTTATCGGCGTTCTGCTCGGTGCAAATGTGACGAAAAATGCACAGGCACGCTTCGACATCACCAACAAGGTTTGGACCGGTGCAGCAGCATCGGGAACCGTTCTCACCATCCCCGGCGCTCAGTTTGATGAAGCCGGTTCTTCGGGCCAGGTCGGCATTGTCCGTTACCGTCGCCCAGTCCCGTCTGTCTCGGCATAAGGAGCGCCACACATGAATATCGGACACAACGGCGGCCCGGTCCTGATCGCGGACGCAACGCAGGCGCTTGCCTTCGTTACCGCGCAGGCATACCGCATCAACGCAACAGTTTATGAGCAGCGCTATCCCGATTGGGATTTCAGCCGCCTGATCTACGTGGAAACCGAGGGCGATCCTTGGTCTCCCGGCATCATGACATACCTTTCGGACATGAATGGTCAGGCCAACTGGCAGAGCGGTGCAGCGAAGGATATCCCTCTCGCTGACGTCAACCAAGACATGCAGCTCAAGACCTTCCATCTGGCGGCCATCGGCTACCAGTACAATATTCAGGAAGTCAACGCTGCGATCCAAATCCCAGGTGGCACTCTGCCAAACCGAAAGGCGAAAGCCGCTCGTCTGGCTTACACCAAGTTCATGTACGACCTGACGCTGTTCGGTTCTGCCGAAAAGGGTCTGGGTGGTATCACCAACTATCCAGGCGTTACTGCCGCAACCGTCCCTGCTGACGGTACCGGTTCGGTCACGTTCTGGGTAAACTCTGCCGGCGTCGGGACAAAGACACCAGCCCAGATCGTTCGCGACATCAACCTGGGCATTCAGGGCATCAGCCTTGCAACGTTCAAGGTTGAATTGGCAGATACGATCTATCTCCCAGACGAAGCCCTGAACTACATTGCTGCCACGCCATACAGCGCGACAACGATGGAAACCATTCTTTCGTTCGTTATGCGCACGAACCTCTACACCCTGACAACCGGCCGCCCGCTCACGATCCTTTCGGTTCGTGAACTGAGCACTGCTGGTGCTGGCGGTACTGGTCGCATGGTCGTGTACAAGAACGACGAAAACTTCGTGAAGCTGCATCTGCCGATGCCTCACCGGTTCCTGCCGGTTTACCAGGATGGCCCACTTAACTGGCAAGTTCCTGGCATCTTCCGCACAGGTGGTGTCGAAATGCTGACCACACAGGCAATCCGTTATCTCGACGGCATTTCTCAGCCTCCGGCATAAGCCCGCCTCCCAAGGCGAAGCGGGCGGCATCCGTGCCGCTCGCCAATTACACAACGAGGATTTCCAGATGGTTACGATCAAGAATCTGACTGCAAGCCCATATGACTTGGAGACAACAGCGGGCTTTGCTCGTCTACCGGCCTTTGGTGAGGTCACGCGGCCAACCGACGAAGAGCCGGGTGAGTTCACTGGTGACTATCTGCAAATCCTTCAGGCCAGCATGGCAGTGCAAGTCTTGGCGGAACCTTCGATACCTGACCCACTCGACCACGATGGCGACGGCAAAAAGGGCGGATCGAAGCCAGCAGAAGAAAGCGATGAACTTACAAAGCTGCGCGGGGATTACCTCGATGTGATCGGCAAGCGACCGTACCATGGTTGGACCGCCGAGCAGCTGCAGGCCAAGATTGACGAAAAGCTGGCGGAATAGGAATTAGGCGATCACCAATTGATAATATGCTTCGTTTTTTCGCTGCCTTTTAGTCGTTCTATGACCGTTTTGTAAGTTTTTTTATCACGTTCTAGGATTGATCGGACCATATTCAAAGCCTCGTCGTTCGCACGTGAGAGGTCATTAATGTCGAAGATATCTTGGTAAAAGGCCATCGCAGTCCTGGATAGCATTTTCGCGTCAATTGCCCGCTCCTGCATCTCAAAATGCAACAAAATGTCTTCTATAATTGGCTCACTAGGTGCGTCGGATGCGGCTTTGTTGCTGAAGGAACTGTGAGTTTTGTAAATCTCAAGTATTTGTGCCATCTCCTGAGATCGTACAGCGTATCTATACTGTCTTAAGGCATACCAGGCAGCCACGACAGCCGTAGTGGCAATAACCACATTGGCGCAAGCTGCGACCATATTCCAATTTATCTGATCCATAGTGTCTCCTGCGGGTAAAATTGCGGGAATTTTTATGTGTCACAACTTAAGATACAGGAAACGTCATGGCTGGATACGGCACCAACGAAGGTTTTACGGCTTACGCTGAGGCCGCTGGCTATGTCATCCCCGATGGAACGACGGATGCGCAGAAGAATGCAGCGCGTCAGCGTGGGGCATTGTTCATCGATCGGTACGAGCCTCGTTTCAGCGGTTTACGCACTGGCGGATACAGCCAAGAACGCGCCTGGCCTCGCACTGGGGCATCTACCTACTATGGCGAGCCAATCCCGTCTGACGTCGTTCCTGTGGCGATTGTGAACGCATCCTATGAGGCGGCGTTTCTCGAATTGACCAACCCCGGCAGCTTGTCGCCAGTGGTGACGGGATCGGCCACGGTCAAACGTGAGAAGGTCGGCAGCCTTGAGGTGGAATACGCCACATCAACGTCAACGAATATTGCCGACATCCTTGCTATGGCGACACCAGTGGTTACTGCGATTGAGGGCATGCTGTGGCTCTTCATGTGCCCAGTCATCCCCGGCATTCTGGTGGTCTGAATGGCAACGTTCGATTACGCCCGATCAAGGGCCACTGCTGAGAGATTGATTGCCAAGTTCGGCACTGGTGGCACTATCCGCCGCTCAACCACGTCAGGGCCAGATTATGACCCTGTGATCACCGACGCAGACTATGCCTGCCAACTGGTCACGCTGGAATACAGCGACAAGGACGTGGATGGCACGCTGATCCGTAATACCGATAAACTGATTTACGTCTCAACGGCAGGCCTGACGATCACGCTTGAGAAGAGCGACAAGATCACCGTTGCCGGAGAGGAATACGCCATCGAGAACCTCAAGCCGCTTTCACCGGCTGGCATCGTGGTTTTCTGGGAAGTGCAGGGCAGGCGATGAACGACAACGTGCCGCCCTCGGTCGCTGCCCGCATTCTCGTGCGCGGCGTGATCATCGGGTTTCTTATCGCATTTGCCGCAAGGCTTGGCTGGGCCGCTGGTGGCTGGATGATTGGGTGATAGATGGCACGCAAACCAAGCGCTAAGAACCAGATCAGGGCGCTACTGGATGAGCTTGAGCCGAAGGTTCAGCAGGCGTTCTTCGACAGCATCGACAATCTGAAATCGAACGTAGAACTGAACCGCATTATCGAGCGGCTGGAGCAGCAGGACATCGACGGGGCCATGAGGGCCTTGAACATCGATCCAGCAGCATACAGACCGCTTCAGAAGGCCGCGGAAGACGTTTTTGAGAGCGGTGGCAACCAAGGTGCCAAGAAGGTGCCGAAGGCGCCAGAAGCCGCAACAACGACCTTTCGTTTTGACATCAGGCACCCGACCGCCGAGCAGGATCTACGCCAGTACAGTTCAACGCTGGTTACCCGCATCACCGAGGATCAGCGCCAAGCTGTCCGCGATGCATTGGCTGACGGTATTGCACAGGGGCGGGCACCACGACGTACAGCGCTTGATATCGTCGGCAGGCTTAGTTCGGTCACAGGACGCCGTGAGGGCGGCATCATCGGCCTGTCTGTGCCGCAGGCCAAGTATGTTGAGAACATGCGCCAGCGGCTATTGTCGGGAGACAAGGAAGAACTGAAAAAGGTTCTGACCATGCAGCGCCGGGACAGGCGTTTTGACCGCACGATCCTGGCTGCCATCAACAACGGCACGAAGCTGGATCAGGTGACCGTTGACCGCATGACAATGCGCTATGCAGACCGCTTGCTGTTGCTTCGTGGTGAAACCATCGCACGCACAGAAACGATGACCGCCTTC